TGCAGCTGACCTAGTTGTTAATACACAAGGTGCTGGTTTCAGTTTAGTATATTCTGGAGACGCTACAACAGGTTGGACTTATAGGGAGAAATAGAATATGGCAAATTACGAAGCAACTAAATATGATTTTGACGGAGCTAACCTTACAGGTATTGAAGGTATCCCAACAGCAACAATTGTGCCGTGGTCAGATTCTTCTGTACCAACAGGTTTCTTAGAATGTAATGGTGCTGCAGTTTCAAGATCAACGTATGCAGATTTATTCGCAATCGTTGGTACAACTTACGGATCAGGTGATGGTTCAACAACTTTTAACGTACCAGACTTACAAGATAACGTAGCAGTTGGAAAATCAGGAACTAAAAACTTAGCTTCAACTGGTGGTGCAAACACTGTATCTTCAACTGGAAACGTTGGTGGTGGAACAGCGAATGCAACATTATCAACACCACAACTTGCTTCACATAGTCATGGTAACCCTATCAGAAATCCAGGTCCGTTTGGTGGTGTTGGTGCTATTACCAATCAATTTAACCCAAATAGTTTTATAAATACAAATAGTACTGGTTCAGGTGGTGGACACTCTCATAATATGAGTGCAAACTTTAGTGGTGATGCAACTTCGGTTGTGCAACCTTATTTAACAATTCTTTATATTATTAAAACTTAGGAGAGAAAATGGCTAGTAAAGGAAATTGGACAGTGGTTTTTGAAGATAGAGGAATTCAAAAAGGAACAGGTGATCAATATATAATTGAAGATGATGCTTTTTGGAATCAAAGTAAATTTTCAAATATTTGGGCAATTCAATATGGAAATTCAGTTGTTTCAGATGAGGTAGAATATAGAGATGAAACTCCACATTCATCTTACGTAGATGCAAATTTAGGTGACTTTAGTCAATTTATTAGTAAATGGGACGCAGCTCATTTAACTAGATTACAATCTGATTGGGATAATAGTAATGTTGACGGAGAAACTGAAGCTGAAAAGATTACTAGATTAGGTGCAAGACCTACATCATATTCATCGTAACATCATCCAAGAAGTTAGAATATATTTTTCACCAGATAATGGTGGATTACCTCTATGTAAATATGGAAAGCCTGCAGGCCAAATAACTATTCTACCTGTTTTAGGTTTTGTTCTTTTTGAAAAATGTAAAAACTCTGTTTCCCCACCTTCTTCTACATCATTTAAATAAATAGAAAAAACAAAAGCTCTAGGTTCATTTTCAAAACCTTTACCATGTTCTATATGCCAAACATGATATCCTTCTGTTGGTAATGTTTTTTGAATTTTTAAACTAGTGTAAAAGAAACTTTGTCCATAACCATCTTTAGCTCCTGTATTTTCACAATAATGATTCCAAGCTAGATCGAAATTTAACATCATTGGTTTTAGGTTTTCCCACCATACATCTAAATTATTATGTGCTGCAAAAAATTGTTGATCTTGTTTTCTTAATATAGATGCCTTTTCAAACCCTAATCTATTTACTGTATTGTTGAATTTATTTTGTTCTTCATATAATTGAATAGCTTTGTTACATTCCTCTTTTGTAATGTAATTATCATATACTCCAATAAAATTGGTTATATTAACTATTTTTTCGTTCATACGTTACCTTTTGTTTTATTTAAATAATCATATTTATGATCTGCGTTTGGTCCAGTTTTATCTACATAGTGAAAAAATACTTGTGCCATACCTTCTCCTTTATATACACCTGGTCTCCAATGCTTTTGATCACAACCTGCATATAAAACTGCATCACCTTCTTCTAATTCAAATGATGTTCCTTCAACTATAATAGGCCAATTATCATATTTTTTTATACAAGCAGTTACAGATATTTCACACGCTGGTCTATCAGTGTGTTTTGATAAAGTTCCACCAAATACATAATATCTCCAATAAGCATAAGTAGGAAATAATTTTAAATTAGATTCTTTTTCAACTAAAGGTAATTTAGTTTCTAAAAAAGAAGTCATTAATGGATCACTATACCATGCTGGCGAAAAACATTGACTATCCTCTAATTCGTAGTCTTTATCTAAATCTAATTTATTATAACAATATTTTTGAAGAAAACTTAATTCCTCTTTTAAAAAAAAATTTTTTATTAGTTTAAAATTTACTGCAGCCATGCAACTATGCTATACCTTGTTCCTTTCGTTACAGGTTCTATACTATGTGGGTACATAAAATTACTAGGAAAAAATACGATTGAACCTTTATCGAGTTTTAATCTTTTAATTTCTTTTTGTTTTTGATCTGTAAAAATTAAATCTCCTCCTTGGTATTCATTATTTAAATTCATAATAATACTTAAATGTCTTTGTGAAAAAGTACCTTGATCATTATGTATTTCATATTTACCTCCAGGCGTGTATTTTAATAAATCTATTTGATTTATTTTTGAACTAGTCATTTTAGGAAATTTAATTTTGTAATAAGTATAAAGTCTTTCAATTTCTTTTTTTATATAATTCCAGTAAAATAAATCTGTAGGAGTATCAAAAGTTAAAGAGTGACCTTTTACATTTCTTATATTCGTATCTAAACCAGATGTAATTTTTAAATTTTCTTTAGCTTTATTATTTGTTAAAGGTATAATTTTTTCTATAAAATCATTAGAAACTAAATTTTTTAATTCAACAATTGCTTCTAAATGGTCCATTTAAAGTAAATTTGCCTTTTCTTTTTGACTTTCGTCTAAGGTTTTATCGTTTTTTTCTAATTTTTTTATTGTAATAGAATTTGGTTTCCATTCTTCTTTGTTTACCACATCACCACCTCTTTTAGGTTTTGTTTGAAATATTACGATATAACTACCATCATAAGGTTTTAATTTTTCTTTCCACCAATCTGGATCTTTAACAGTATAATGTGCGTTTTTACCATTAGTTAAAAATTGTTTTGCTGGATAACAAGTAATAGTTAAAAATATTTTATTACTGTAGGTAAATATGTCTTTTAATACTTCATCAACTTTATCTTCTTGAATATGTTCCATTACATCAATACATAAAACTAAATCATATTGACCAGTTGGTTTATTTGAAAATTGTGCAACCGCTGGATCATATGAAGTAATATTTATATCCATTGGAGATCCTGGAACTTTTTTATTATTAAATAAAATAGAATGAAATTTTGCTTTACCACAACCATAATCTAAAATAGTTTTAACATTATTATTTTTTATAATTTCGAAAATATTATGTTTATATTCTGCAAGTGCTTCGCCAATCCAATTGTTTTGGTTCACAGCATGAAATTTAGTGGCTTCTGTTAATGATTCATACATAGTTATTTCTTTATGGTGTATATAAGTAATTTATATTACTATTTTGTAAAGTCAATAAGGCATCATTAAATGTTTCAACTATTGGATATCCTTTTAAATTAAAGGATGTGTTTAATAATATTGGTACTCCTGTTTTTTCATAAAATAAATTTATTAAATCATAATAATTTGGATTCTGTTCACGTTTCAATGTTTGAAACCTACAAGTATTATCCGCATGTACACATGCTGGAACTTCATCTATTGCTTTTTGTTTAGCATCGATTGCAAATGTCATATAAGGTGATTCATCTAACGTATGCATATCTAAATAGTCGTGCCTATATTCATATAATATAGTTGCTGCAGTTGGTCTCCACCATTGTCTACCTTTGATTTTATTTACAATTTTTTTTGCATTTTTATTTCTTGGGTCAAATAACATGGAACGATTACCTAAAGCACGTGCTCCCCATTCAGAATGACCTTGAAATATTGTAACCATTTCTTGATTTAATATTTTTTCTATTGCTTCTTCTTTAGTTTTTAAAATTTTTTTCATAATTATAAAAAGCGTATGCAGCTCCGACTGCTGTTCCTCCATCATAAGGTATTGGATCTACAAAAAAATTTAATTTAGGAAATTGTTTTACAAGTTTAAAATTATTAACACAATTTAAATGATATCCTCCAGATAATATTATATTTTTACAATCACTATATGTTTGTGCTTTTTTAACTAATTCAATTTTTTCTTCCAAAGTTTCTTTTTGTGCTTTGTTAGCTATATCTAAAACATGTTTATCTATATCTGTATTTTTATCCTTATAAGCAGCAATACCCATTAATTGACCTTCTTCACCTTCTTCAAAACCTGCTTTTTCAAGATACATCTTATATCTACAACCAGAAACTAAATTATTAGATAATTTATAATCTGTACCATCTTGTTTTAAATGAATTTCATTTGAAATTTTTTCGTAATTTTTAAAAAAATCGTAAATTACATTTGAATAATGTTGGTAAAATTTTTTTACTATTTTATTATTTATATAATAAATAGATTCTAAAACCCTTAAATTTTTCATTTTATCTTTATTTAAACGTAAATATTCACCTCCCCCATCAGAAATTAAACATATAGCTTCATTAAAATTACTAAAATAGTAACCACTAATTGCATGCATAATATGATGATATTTATAATAAAATTTTAATTCTTTATATTTAACTTGTTTTAAAATGTTGTCTATATATGCTTTATCAATTAATATGTCTCCTCTATCATAAGATACAATTGCAACTTTATCAAAAACAGTATCTTTAAATTTTTTTAAAGCCAAATATTCGTAAGGGTCGTCTAAAAAAGGATGAAAAGGAAAAAAATTTTTTTCCTTATTAAATCTATCTTCTTCGTAATATTCTTTTAAAACATCATTTTCAAAATAGGCAAAAGAAACATGATGTGAAATATTTATACCTAGTATTTTTTTCATAAAAAATTTTTGTCTTTATATTCTTTGTAGTGGTTATAACACAATTCACTAAAATTAGTCAATTGTAGAACTTCTTTGTAAGTATTGACTTTATAAGCTTCAATTCCATCATAGCCCATTTCTTTTGCTACTTTAAATCTATAATGACCACAATGTATTTCATCACCTTTAAATACTGCAGGAAATAACAATCCATCTTCTTTCATGTATTTACGAACAGTATCTAAATGCTCCTGATCCCAGTCTATTTTATCTTGTAATGAGTCAAAATCTATGTATGATAGACGTTCGGGAAACCAGATTATTCTCGCTTTCATTATATTCATAAGTATTATATAGTAGGTTATATGCTACAAAAACTAAATTTCAAGCCCGGTTTTAACAAGATGGTCACGGATTCAGGAGGCGAGTCTCAATGGGTCGATGGTGATTTTGTTCGATTTCGATATGGACTACCTGAAAAAATAGGGGGTTGGAATCAATTAACTATACAATATAAAACATTACCAGGTGTTGCCAGAGCACAGCATGCATGGACATCTTT